TGGATTTGCTATAAATATAGGGCCTGCTCTAAAAAATTCTTCTCCATCTATTTCAAAGAATAATGCTTTTGCATCTACTTCGTTAACAACTACAGGAATTCCTTCTTCCATAATATTTGCTTTGTCAAAAAATGGGGTATTGCTTGTTTCTGATACTGAGTCTGATTGTAAAAAGTCTGCTGTTACTAATGCTTGATTTTGAGACAATTGATATTTAAGATCAAATAGTCTGGCCGAAGGATCTCCAACCTGTCCCCATTCGTATACGTGATGAAGCATTCCAGGATGACTTCTTGCTAAACCGTCAAGGTAGTCATAAAAAACATCTATAGATCCTTCTGCTAAAGAACCAGTAATTTTAGACTTATTCTTATTTAATTCTTTTGCAAAACTTTCTGTATATGTCACAGCATTAGTCAGTATGTCTATTACTTTTTTAGATTTAATCTTTACTGTAATCATGCCTGATCCCATCTTTGAACTTGAGATTTACTTAAGAATATTCTAAAATGTCTTAAATTGTGATTATAGTCAAAAGTAGGAACTACAGTTTTTACTTCATACTTTGTTCTAACAGCACCTGCTGAGTATTGTAAATTTTGACCATTTATCCATACGTAGTTTCCTGATGGATCTTTAATATCAGTTATAGCAATATCAGTAATAGGGTAATACTTATTGTTACTACCCTTTCTTATGTCTTGTTTAGTTCTTAAAAATGCATTTGAATCATAAATTAAATCTGTACCCTTTGTTTTTACCTCTCCAGCAAAACTACGATTTGATAATTCACTTATAATAGAACAATTTATTTCTCTATCTCGATTCCATTTTCTTAAAACATTGCCATATTCAGTTTGAATAGTTTCTGCATAGTATACTTGTGCAGTCATAGGAAATAGTATATCGTCAAGAGTTGATGAAGGAAGTATCATTACAATACCCCAATACGGAGCCTGTTTCTGTACTTCTCCAAGATTTTGTCAACCATCATGTTACCTGTGCCTGTGTTAGGACCTTTAGAAAATTTAATTTTAAAGTCTTCATTATCAAATGATTCTATATATCTGTTGATATATTTTAGATTATCTGACTTAATATCTTGAATTAACATCTCGCATGCATCTTGAATATCTTGTGGAATTACTCTCCACCCAAAATCTCCATCTACACGGTATTCTGATCCTTCTCCAAAAGCAGAGTCTAGATACCTTTCACGCCAGACTACCTTGTTATTAATCTTGTTTTCTGGAGCCTCATCATCAATATTAGTTATAGAAGTTCCATCTTTAGTAATTTCATATGTTACTAAATTTTCATTAGAACTAAGGCTAGAGTCATATTGAATTTCTTGGTTTTCATATACTTTGTAAATTTTATAAATTTTTTCATCAATAGGAAGATAGTCCATTCCCATGCCTACAATATCTTTTTCTTTTCTCATAAATGTAAATGGTTGTGTTTGAGAATCTATAATATATCTTGCTAGTCTTTCATATTCTATTTCACTACCGCCAGTAATTGACAATGCTGCTGCTATAGAATCTAAGTTGCAATATGGTCTTACAATATCAATATTGGTTAGTATTACAGTATCTCCGTTTGAGTCTTTGACTGAAGCACTTAAGTTTCCAGTGTAGTTTAAATATTTTTCATCAAGTGTAAATGTTACTGCACCAGACACTGTTGTTGCTGATGCTGAGAATAATTCTCCTGTATATAGATCTTCATAATCTAATGTATATGTTCCGCTTGGAGAGATTGAAAAAGTTGCGGTAAGGTTAGTAACTTTTTTATAGGCTCTTTCATTTAATATTTCCATATTATAAAATAAAATCCTCCTTACTAATTATATCATTTATATAAAATGTTGAAGGGGAGACATTTTACTGTCCCCCCTTCTATAGTTTCTGTTTAGAAACGATTATTGTTGCATGTAAGCAACTGCATCGGTTTCTTCAACTTGAACGCCGAAACGTAAGAAAGTAGTATATTCAATAGTATCTTTCTTAGGTTGGAATTCACGATGAACAGTAACGTCTCTTTGGAATCCCCAAATACGATTTTCTGGGAATGTTAAGGAAACGAATCCTGTTGGCATCAAAGGTACTTCTACCAAAGGAATACCAAGAACACGGTATTGAATTGGAGCACCTAATGTTTGTGGTGCTTGTCCATCAATAACACGTTCTACGATTCTCTCTGATGGTAAGTTACCACTTGAGCCTAGACCGTTGATGATTGCTGCAACTGTTTCTGTATCAGCATAGAATTTCATTGCTGAGCGAGAAGCACGGTATTTACGTGGCATTGCAAGGACTAATCCTTGTAAGTCTTCAACGTCTGTACCATAAGTTGCACTGTTTCCAGTTGATTCTTTAACAACGAAACCTTCAAGGATGTTTAGGAATGCATTGCTGCCTGTTCCTGTTCCATTGATTGCTAGGTCTTCTAGATCGTTTGCAAATGCACGAGTCATTGTGCGAACTAAGTGATCTTCTAAACCTGCACCTTCGATGTTGTCTTCAAGTGCTTCTGAGGATACTTCCCAATCAAGGCGAATCTTCTTTGTAGTGATTTCTACCTTTGTGAAAGTAACACCAGCGTTAGTGTATGCAGCGTCTGCTTGTGCAGCAGCACGGATAACACGTTCACCAACGTTTAATTTTTCTAGTTCTGCTGTGTTGCCACGCATTGTTACACGGCGACCATCACGAGCAAGAACTTGTTGATCGAAAATGTATTCGATAAACTGGCGTGACTGTTCTGCGTTTAAGATACCGCCACCATCTGATGGTTTTGCGGTTCCTACTGGTCCAAGTTGTGATGCTGGAGTAGCAACTCCACCAACGCCTCCTGAAGCAATAACGCCTGTTACAGCGGCCTTTTCTAAAATTTGTTCTTCTGACATAATTTTTTCACCTCCCAGTGAATTGTTTAACGATAGAGGTCAGCGGAATTGAGGAAACGCCCGCCCCACATCGACCTTTTTTGTATTTTGTTTTCCTGCACGACCCCGCCGAGGTCGCCAGACTTACGGATAGCGGTATCGTCTTCTATTGAGTCGACACGCTTTCCAAACTCTTCTACATTACCTTTGATGTTTTTGATTTCCTCATTTACATTGGCAATGCTCTTTGTTAATTCGGCAATTTGATCATTAATTGATTTTACAGTTGCCACTAAATCTCCAACTGCTGTTGTAACGGATTTGCTAACTTCATCTACGGAAGTTTGAACTGTTTCTACAGCCTTTTCTAAGTCAGTAGCCTCAATTGTTTTTTCGGCTTCTTCAGTAGGAGTGGCAGCGTCTTCAACTGCAACTTCAGTTTCTGCTGGTGCTTCTGCTGCTTCTACTACTGCTTCTGCTTCGGCTGGTGCCTCTACTTCGGCTGCTGTTTCTACTGCTTCTGCTGCTGCTTCTGCTGCTGCTTCTGCATCTCCAGATTCAGACTTAACGATTTCGTCTACAACGACTACTTCGTCTTCTGCTGTTACTGTTTTTTCAACTTTTGTTTCTTCAGCAACTGGTGCTGATTCTTGTTTTGTTTTTGCCATTTCATTCCCCTCCTTTTTGGAATTGTCAGAAGATAAGTCAATACCTTCTGCTTTAGATGAAGATCTTCTTAAAGTTTTCATCTTGTGTCCAACAATAGTATCAGTTGCTTTACCGTCACGGTAGAGCCTAATAGCAACTGCTGGATCTTCTGGAGTTCCTGTAATAGTAAAAGAACTATTTGGAACTTTTATTTTTCCATTGCGAACGACTCTAGTAACTTTACCTCTTGCGGTTCCACCGCTTGAGTTCCAAGATACCATGTCGCCAACTCTAATATTTGAAGCCTTGTCCATATCTTCTTCGTCTTCATCTTTCTTTTTCTTAGGTTTAATTGTTTCTGGGTTTTTATTAGGAACATTTTCATTTGTCATAGTTCCATATGATTTGATTAAATTTTTAATTACATCGTTTTTTTCTTCATCTGTTGTTTCAACAAAACCTATTAAAACTTCTCCAGATCTTTGATCTTCTTCTTTAGATAGTCTAACTAGACTATTATCTTTAGACCAGTATACATTTTCAAGTGACATTTTTGTCATTATACCCTCAAAAGTATTTTGTCCATCTTCTGCTTTTTGAATAGATACAATGTTGGCAAATTGATTTGCTGGATTGTCTACAAGCGATAATTCGTGGAGTTCGTAATCTTTAATAACCCTAATGGATTTATCCATTTCTGGATCGTATTGATCCTCAGTATCTTTGATGCTGCCACCAATAGAAAAGCCAGAAAGAGTACCGTCAAGAACTTTTTCCCAAGTATCTTGAGCACCTTTAGAAATATATGCATCTACGTACACTCCATTATAAAATTTATCTTCTTCTCTATCATAAAATTTGTCAGACTTAAATGACATTACTCTACCGACTGCGATAGGCATGTGCATTTCACGAAGATTTCCTCTGAATCTTTCAAAGGCTTTAATGCTAACATCTGTTGGGACAATATCTGACTGCTTGTCAATATTGTCAAGGGTTGCGAACCCTGAAACCATTCGTCTTTCTTTATCGACTTTGGCAATTGGCATGGATAACTTGATAGAGTTATCTTCAGAGTGCCAAAATGCTTTATGCAAATTAGTCATACTACTTCCATTATATAAGTGTTTATAAGAGATTTAAAAAAAGTAACTTTTACAGTACAGTTCTACCCTCGCCACCAGGACCTCTGCCTGTAGTGGTTGAAGGAGAATCGCTATTATTGTCAGTTCTTTGTTGATCTCTCATTCTATTTCCAGTTGCTTGAGATATTACTTCTGCTCTTTGTTGAGCACCCAAGACAATAGGATCTTGACCTCCCATACGAGATGGATAGCCAAGTCTTTCACGAACCTCATTTGGAACGACTACCTGCATACGCAAGTATCTTTCGTCAATCTGACTTTGAGTAGTTTCGTCAGTTAGGGTTAGTTCGTTAAGTTTAAATTGAAGCATGTCTGTCTTTTCTTTAACAATTTTATTAATTACCTTTTCTAAGTTTCTTTGGGCTGGTCTTGCAACCTGTTCTTTAAAGGTACGGTCAGAGGATAAGGCTGATGCTATTGAAACTCCAGCACCCCCACCTACCTTAGAGAATGGAACTTGATGAGCCATTAAGATATCGTCACGGTTTGATTTACGATATTTTTCAAATGACCCTTCTTGGATTCCGTTTTCGATTGGATCCATGTTAAATTCAACCTTGTTATCTGCTGAATCTCCTGGAAGTGGTATGTAAAGAGTTCTATGGTTTTGACCACGAAGACCTGATTGTAAAAATCTAAATAACTTATCTTCTGCATCAGATGATAGTTTTGCTCCTTTTAAAGTAACTATATATCTTGGAACTGCTTTGTTTTCAAAGTAATCGATATTATATCTACCCGCTAAATTATCTCCAACCATAGCAACTGAAGAGGCTACGGTATCTGGAACTCCATAGTATGAAGTCTTAGGTGAGTATTTCTTAATATGAATAAGTTCGTTTGGTCTGTTGTCGTTAGTTATAATATTTGATTCTCTACCTTGAAAGTTTCTAAAATAAACAACTCTTTGGTTTACAATTTGAACATATCCATCACGAATACGGCGAACACGTATAGTAGTTGAAGGAATGTGGCCAATGTATCCTATGTCTCCATTGACTTTACGACCAATTTCAATATATCCATTTCCTGTTGACTCAACGTCTGTGTATACTTTTTCTAAGATATGGCTGAATGTATCTTCGTCATTTAGGCTTTCTAGCCAGTTACCCATTTCATTTTTAAGTCTTTGTAGTTTTCTTTGTGCTCTTAAAAGTTGTTCTTCAGATTCTGCTTCTTCTAATCTGGCTACAGTAGCATCTGTGTTTATAAAAGAATATCCAAGACCTACGATATTAGAAACTTTAGCATTAATAGCAGCATGGTTAGCAAATGAGTTTTCGTAAAAGAATGCTAGTTCGTCCATGTTGTAAGGTGGCACTACAACGTCATAGAGGCCATAGGCTGTGACTATATCTTGTTCTGGGAATAGTTGCTTAGATCCTGTATTATCTACCCCTGTATAGGCCTTATTTATATTTCTAGTTGCCCTACGTTTAAAGTTTGAGTCTAGTCCAGAATAAGTTTTAGCAACTTCAGCATCAACCATAAAGTCATCACTTTTAGATGGCTTTTCCATTCTATCTAGATTATCTATTCTTGCAATAGATTCTAATTCGTTATTCTCCATTAGCCTTTATCCCTCTTTCTGCATCCATCCATGCACCGATATCTGTTTCACTAGCAATTAATCCTTGTTTCATTCTGTCAATTTGTTCTGAGTGCTCTTCGTCAGTTATTCTTCTAACCCCTGCCATAAATATTGCCTTCCCTGCTGGAGCACCATAATACTTGGCTGCTTGAGTTATTTTGTTTAATTTTTCTAAATCATACCTATTACCTGGAATATTCATAACGTTGCCACGACCGTCTCCAAAAGCCTTTCCATTATGGTTCATTTGCCACACATATATGCCATGTTCTGAGGCTTTTTCTATTACTGTTAACTTAGATTTACCGTTTTTGTTTGCTTGTGGCTTTTTCATATAGCCAATTGTACCATATTATACTGGTCTACCGCTATATTGATCCCATGTTACGTTAGTTAGTATATTTATTCCATCTGAATTGATTAATAATACACTTTCATCATCAGAAACTGCTTTAGAAAGACCTAAATATGATTCATATATGTTTTGTCCATCTATAGTATAGGTAACATTTATTACTTCTTCTGGGAAATCAGCCCAAATATTATCTATCTTGCTTCCCCATGTTTGAGGAACCTCTACAGACTCTCCATCAATAATAGTTGTAATTTGTCTAAAGTCTTGCCAACTATAAACTTCTATAGTAGTTCCAAGAATATCTGTAGACTTTTTAAACAAGGCTATGTTATTAAATAACAATCCTTTGTATAGTTCTAACTGTCCAGTATATGAATCTAGATCTAAAGATTCTCCAAAGGCTAATACTATAGAAGTCCAAGATAGTGGTTCTATAAATGGATTTTCTAACAATACCCCGTTTTGATAGAATTGAACATTAAAATCTTGAATACCAGTGTTGGGGTCATAGGCAGCAATCTTTGCTCTCTTGCCGCTAGTTTCTGGTATCAAGTATAGATCAATAGTTTTATCTATTGCTGTAATTCTAGAAATTTTAACTGTTTGATCAATTGTTTCTGATTGGTTGTAAAACATCCACAACTGGACTCCACCGAGCAAGTAATCAGAACTATTTTGTTGATTTATAGGAATAGATATTCCTCTATCAGCGTTTGTATTATAATCTAAAACAGAGATTCCAGAATCTCCAGTTAGATATAAGTATGGGGTAGATTCTTTATATATTACGAAAGGGTTTTTATCTTTATAAGAATAGTTTGAATCATATCTTGTAAACGGATATATATCATTACCTGTTCTAGTTCCTATAGAATAAAAGTCTGTTTCATCAAATGCTAGTGATGATAGTGACATTCTTTTTAATAAGAGAGGCTTACTATTTATACCCCTCGATCTTGCTTCTAAATGGGTAGTAATATAATATTCTTCAAAGTCAACTAACTCTTTAGGTGGGAATATAACTGTTCCATCAACCACTTCAAACTTTGTAGTTATGATATCTTCAGTATTGTCAAAATCTAAAACTCTATTAGAGCCTATAGATTCTATTTGGGTATAGTTAGAGTAAGGTATTTCTCCTACTTCTTCAAAATTTTGTAAAGTAATATATGACTTTATTCTAAAATCATCTTCTGTTGAGTTTAAAATATTACCACTAGTAACTAGGGGTGATGGATAGTCTATATTAAACTGAATCATATCTAGATCATAATATGAGGTAGATGTTCCTGACTGGACAAACTTTCCAAAATATGACAATGGGATTGAGTCTTCCCAGTACCCAGTAACTCCTACATCTAGAACAATACCCCTATTGGCTGTTTGAATTGTCATCGTATAATTTCCTACATAAGTAAACAGATATTCATCATGGGCGGTTTCAAATATTCCTTGTTCATCTATATAAGAGTTTAAATCTTTATCTGTAAATAGTCTATTATTAAATGTTAGTCCGTATATCTTCCCATCAAATACTGACTCTTCGTACCCTCCTAAATTAACTGATATATTTTGTGGGTTAGAGAAAAAGTTTCCAATTACTGCGTTATAGTTATTTGTAATTTCTTCTATGTCAAAACCAGCAACAAAGTTTGTACTTGCTGATATTGATCTATTTTGAATAAGTGTAGATCCAGAAGAGTTGGTAAATATATAGTTTAAATCATTGTTTGTAATAGATACTTTAAAAGTATTAGAATTAACCTTGTTTGTAAAATACATTAATATTTGTTCAGTTGTTGGTAATGCGTCTGGAGATTTAAAGGTTCCAAATATTGATTTAACAGGAGTGTCTATTGGGTTTGCTGATTCAAAGTAAATTGTTGGATATACAGGATCATAAGCCGTATTAGGTCTTAATTTTATAAATGGATAGTTTTCATTTTGAATAGAGTAGTTGTCTGTATAAAATTCTGCAGAGTAAATTAATCTTACGTTATCCCATAATCCAATAAACCATTCTCCCCAAGTTCTTTCATTTGCATCGTTCCAAGTTCTAGATTCAACGTCAACATCAAATACTGCTCCTACGTCTCCACCAAACACAACTTCTGGAACAGAGTATTGTGGAAATGTTAAATATTTAGAAGTCGTGTTTAGGTTACTAAAGAATCCAGCATTCCATCCAGTCATGTCTGGATAATTAATTGTGCTTGTATATTTAGCATATGGAAAATCTATATATACTGACTCTCCATCAAAATTAGAAATAATATTTTCTGGGTTATCTACACCTTGACCATAAATAAATCTTCTTTTTGCAACTTGTTCTGGAACTATGTAAGAGTAAATAGCAACACAGTCTAAATCAAATGGGTAAACATCTTCGTGTCCAAAAAATCCAAGATAGTCATAATAAGAAGGTGGTAGTATTAATTCTTCTGCATCGATAGTCATTTGAAATGCTAAGTCACCATTAACTAATAGTTCTGCTGAATCAACTTTATATCTAATGTCTATCAGCATAGGCCTATACCATTTTCCTACAAAGTATGACTTGGTATACTTTCCTATTCTTAGTGTTAAAAATTCTTCTTCAACATACAAGCCATCTTCACTATTTAACTGACCAAATATTCTTATTGGTGTTGGAGACTGTGTATATACCCTTAGCCAAAACTCAGCAGTCATTTCAAGATATTTACCAGTTGAATTTAAAAATCCTTTTCCTGGAACAACTATAGATGGCATTCCAGAACTTACTGGTGGTCTTATATTTGTAATATTGCTAGATCCAAAAACCATAGGAAGATTACTATTTGTAGCAAGCATCTTTTTATTGTCGATTATGTAGTATCCATTATATGATTCAGATATTCCGTATGAGTCTGCTGTTACTATACTTATACCCGCAGATCCAGATGAAGGTAATATGTTTGCAAGAATAGCGTCTGTTAAAGTTGCTGACATAGATCCAGTTGTATCAGAATTAAACATCTCTGACCATTGACCAACAGATAGTCCATTAACTGCAACATTATAATCTGATGAAGATTCTGGTCCTCCGCTTTGATAATTTATTCTTATAAACGGAACTATGTTGACGGTATTAGTTGAAGGTATATTGTGAGTAGATGAAATCTTTTGCCATTCGCCTTCTCCATTACTTGTTATTGTTTTAAAATTTTCTTTAGAGTCATATTTAAAACCTATATCATAACTTTCTACTAAATCACTAAAGGCATAAACATATGTTGAAATACATATAGTGCCTTTGCTTATATCTAATGAGTTTCTTGTAAAATTTAAAGAACTAGCA